TAACGCTATTATCGTTTCAGGGACGATAATAGAAGTTAGGTTAGTGGTATTATTAAGGCTTGACCAGAGCAATACACCATTTTCATAAAGATACCAATCTGTTGCTTTATGAGTCTTATCTTCAACACCTGCTATATTCCAACCACTTGCAGTTACAGTTATTCTTTTATCTTCTACTGTAGCATTTACTATAGGTATACCAACAGCTACAGTTGGTTTAACCGGTAAACTATATTCTAATACGCCAGCCGGGCTCTTAATTCCATTATCGGCTACATAAACCATTTCTATTCTATAGGTTGTATTCCAATCTAGTCCAGGGTATTTACTTTTAGGCAACGGTACCCAAATTCCTACGTTAGTATTATCTCTAATGTTAACCACTAGTTCACTACCTTTATAAACCCTAATCTCTTTTTCTTTATAACCAGATCCAGGTATTTCAGGTCTATCATAAACATATCCATCTCCAGTTACATATAGTCTAGGTTGCGTAATGCCTTCTATATCCCATTTAGCTTGTAAATTAGGTTTATTAATTGCACCCTGGTAAATTTGAAAAGTAGAAGAATTTGAACGCATAGTTCCTATTTCTGTTTCTACCATAAGACTTAAACGATAAGTTTTACCATATTGTAAACCTTGTGCTGTGCCTAGAGTTATGCTATGGTCACTACCCTCTTCTATCCTAATTTCGTCATTAAGATGCCCACCTGATAATATGTAAGTTCTCTTAATTATACTTAACCAAGTAGCAGTACCAGTATTAACTGCTGATGTTACATGTACATAAGTATGATCTCTAGCGTCTATTGCAAAACTACAATTACACTCTATAGTAGGAAGCATATTAGTTTTACCCATAGGACTATTAAATTTTTCTCCAATATAATATCCACTAATATCAAAGTATGGCATACTATTTAATAGATAATCACTATTTTCAAACCAGCTTATATATTCAGTAGGAGTTAATTTTCTAACTATATCAGTATTATAAGTATTTGGTATATTAAAAAGGGTTTCAACTTTATCAATCCCATGTACGTCACTTCTTACACGTAATGCAAAGTTTTTAATATTATCAGTATGACCTTCAACATGAAACTTACTTATTTTAAGTATAGGAAGCTTATCAGAATCTTCTTCTATATTTAAAGTTATAGGATCTGAAAGATCATCTATCGGTCTAAAAATGGTAGTAAATCTCTTAGAACTCATATTTTGACTTTGATAACCAATAGTAACTTCATAAGTTAAACCTCTTCCGAATAACATACTTGTTATAGGAAGTCTAGTTAGATTAACCCTATCTTCATCTTTCTTATAAACAAGATGTTTTTTACCATTTTCTATTCTATAAAGTTCCCAATATGTACTAACATGTGGTTCTGGGCTACCTACAATATTAAACTCTGAACCTTCTAAGCTATGATTACCTCCATTATATTTATATTTAACATAAGGAGTTGAAATATAAATGTTAGGAGTAGTAAACATTTTATAAGATGCTTTAGACATAGGAAAAGTTCTATTGTCAGTATGAAAAAATACTTCTACTTTATAATTCGTATCTGGTTTAAGATATCCATATGGAACTACATGTTTAAGTTTATCAGATGTATTAGCAAGACTTTCATAAACTACATTTTCACCATCGTAGATTTTCCAAGTTGTAGCAGTATGATTAATAGGACCTATAAGATTTTCTCCATAAGCTTTAAACTTTGAAACTATAAGTGCGGGAGACATTGTACCAGCAGTTATAACAATATTAAAAGGTTCAACACCATAGACAGGTGTTTTATAAATTAATGGATCTGACCAAGGGGAACGTAATTTTTCCGAATGGAATCTATAACGAACATAAACTCTCATACCAGGGTTTGAAATATTTGGTAACCAAGAATCTTTATATTCTAGTCTATCAGTTTTATCTAAAATTTCTTTAGCTAAATAATCTGACGACGCTACCCACTCGGTATACTCTAACTCACCTTGAAAGCTAGGAGAAGTCCTATAAGATGCTCTAATAAGTGGCTTATTATGGTCATCTGGATTAATTATTCCACCATTATTCTCTGTTATATCTGGTTTAAGAATATTAGATATTAAATCTGAAGCTTCATCGCTAATAAGTTTTTTACTAAGGGTGTTAGTGGTTGCTAATATACCAGATTCATCTGGAAGATTTAAAACGATATCATCTTGTGGAGTAGGCATTACTAAAGTTTTACTACGAGTAGTTCTACTATCTCGGAATATTAAATTACCCATTCATAGTCTCCTTATTTTATTCATCAGTATAGCTATAAGCTATAGGATCAGCTAACACAAAAACACAGATAGCAGGGTATATACCCTGCTATCTGTGTCAAAGTCAATTTTTTTCAGTTATATATTATCAATATAGAAAGAGTATAGTAATACTTCTTTCTGTAGGAAGATAGAAATATATAACAAAGGTTATATAATGCTAGTAACATTATTAACTTTCATATTTCTTTATGGTTTTAAAAAGTTGATATTATATATTATAAACAAATATAAACCCACTATTAATAATTCTAAATTAGAATTTATAATAGATCTGATATTAGCTATCTTATAATAAGATAACTAACGATCCTGAAAAAGATACACTGTATCGTATATTTGTTAAATCCGGATTAATCTATCTTCCTATCATTAATCAGAATAATTTTATACTAAAAGTATATTATGTACTTTTAGTATAGGATTAACCTTGGTAGAACAATGGTGCTATATAAATAGCTAACACTAACAGCCTTATCATGCTGATCTTTAAAAACATAAGGAGGATAAAATGATTAAGATAAATACACAACCTACAAGAGATGAACTTATAGAAGTTCTAGAGAATAACCACGGTCTTATAGACTTAGATACTACAGCTATAAAATGCGGTTATTGCGAAAATCTTAAGTATCTAACATTAGAAGCTTTTACATCTGGTAAAAGAAAAGGTAAGATATTTAATATCAAAAACCTACACTCTAAAGAAGGTACTGCACTAAGAATAGCAGCAGAAACTTCTTCTAAAAACGATACTTATAATGGCTATATAACTAGCATATGCTGGAACCAAGAAGGTATGGCTTTCTTAGATACTAACAACAGTACCATTTATGTCATCGGACTAGATGATGAATCATGGTTCGTACATACATTTAAGAAAGTTAGAAATATAGATCTTTATAATATAGCTATTATGCCAGAATATGTAAAAGACTGCGAATATATCATACTTGCTAATGATAACGATAAAGAAACTTTAAGGAGATACCTATGAGCAACGTTATAGATATGGATGTCGAGAAAACCATTAAGCTTGCTATAGACGAGTTTATGGGCAATATTTATAATAAACAACTTATTGCTTTTAAGGGACCTAATTATTGTAGAATAGCTACCCTCATATTTGGTTTTAACAGCCCTATATACATATTAGATAGTATGCTAACAGGTATTTTACATAATATGGGCGCTAATGATGCTCTTAAAAGAACACAAATCTTCGCATATGCATCGGTATTCACTAACGAGTTAAGGGCTTATTATAAAGAAAACCTAGATAATATCCTTAGTAAATATACCAATAAGAAATCTGGTTTTATATCTAATCTTACTTATTTAGACTTTATAAAAGCACTAAGGCCTAGAAGCGCGCGTACTATACTATCCGCATTTAACGCAACTGAACTTAAAACAGAGATCATCCGCTTCTTAAACAAAAGACCAGAGTATGTTATAAAACCATTATATCATGATGGCATACTTATGGACATAACTTATGAAATAAAAGGATAACAGATGAGAAATCAAATCAAAAGACAACCGCGTCAAGATATGACCGATGTAATATTAACATTAGTATTTCTAGTAGTATTCGCTTTAACAAGCGGATACTACGCACTTACGTCTAATGCAGCATCTCTTAAGATACATCCTAACGATGCATCTGTTCAGAATGCAATTAGACAGTCATTAGTTATACTAGAAGGAACTAGTGATGTTAAGTAGTGTTTTAGATAAAATTTACGACACAACTATCCTAGGATACTGGTTTTTATGGATTGTAATAGGATATAGCATTTATACCCTATGTCTAAGACATTTTATAAATAAAGAAAAATTACACGGAATTTATTTCCAAGCGAGAGATAACTATCGTATCCAGCTTCGTATAAAGAAGCTGGAAAACCTATCCACATGGATAGCGTTTGTGACTACCTATTTATTATGGCTAGGTAGTCACTATTGTTAATATAACCTCCTAGACAATGTCTAGGAGGTAGTCTTACATTAAGATTTCTACTAAGAAGTCTTAAGATAGGACTAGCCTATTTTAAAAATAACTTAGAGAATAATAAAAAGTAGACACAGAGTTCATGCCAGAACTCTGTGTCTATATATGTTATCCTCAGAAAGGAACTAACATGGATTTACCATTTGGTAACCCTGATCTTCGTACTATGTACGAGGAAACAATAAGTAGCATTAAAGCGAAACTTCCCAAATGCGTTAATGCTTCAGTTGATATATCTAATCGGATTGACGAAGTCGTTAATAAAGTTAAATCTTTAAAGAACGACTCGTCTAAACAGATGAAATATATCGAAGATAACCTTTATTGGTTATCTAAATTGAACTACCAACTTAAACGTTTGGTAGCTTAATAAAAGCACTGAGAGGATTTATATCCTCTCAGTGCTACTATCTTTTTATTCTTTTAAAATACTTAAGAAGTACTTTAGCTGTTGCTAAATCAAAGTTGGTTAAACTATCAGAAACAGCAGTGTAATCTACAAACAATGTTTTAAACAATTTATTTATTGTTGTTTTAAAACCAGTGCGAACATTAGTATCTACTTGACTATCTCCTACGATCTTAGAGATATTCTCAGCAGCATTCTTAAGTCTATCCATAAATCCTTTAGTGTAGTTTAAGCACTCTTTATCCACAGTTAGTCTATGAATAAGCTGATTAACGCTAAAGTCTAAACTATATTTCTTAAATAGGTCTTCTATAACCTTAGTTTCCACACGAACTTCATCTCCATATGCTCTATCTATCATAGAGACTTTAATAGTTTTATAATGTGTTTTAACACTAAAGATTTCATTACGTGTACTAGCTTCTTTCTTTATTAAAGGATTAACTTTGATACCTAATTCTGATTTCTTCCAATCTATACCAGTAGCTGGATTATCTACTTGACCAGCTTTAAAATTCCTAAAGTAACCTTCTAGTTCATTAGCAAATTTATCCATAGATTTAAAATATCCTAATCTATCTTGATTAGGGAATACATTACTTACAGCAACATATTTATCTAGATACTCTTTTTCAAAATTATATTCTAGAGTTGCTATATCTCCAGATTGAATATTAAAACCTTTATAATCTTCTAATGCTTTAATAGCAGAATTAAGTCTATTGATTTTAGTAGGAAGGAATGTTGCTAATTGAGCTATTAGTTTCTTAATAGCTTCTACTATCTTATCCCAAATACTCTTAACAACTTCTCCTATGTTAGACATAACTTCTTTAAGGCCTTCTATATTCATATAGTAAGCATCTATACTAGAAAGACTCTCCTTATTAAGAGAATTTGTTAATGTCAATCCAGATACTCTAAGAACTTCTCTTAATTTCTCTTGTACTATGATTCTCTCTTCAATAGGAACATCTTTAGTAGTACCATCTTGATATAGATAAGGTTCCCTTTCGACAAGAAAACCATTTACATCTTCTACTATAGTATCTGCTTCTTCTATATCGTTTAGATCATCTGTTATTTCAGTTACTGTTTCATTAACTTCAGAAGGATCTACTAACTCTTGTTCGCCTTCTTCACAGTTACAACCTTCTATTTTAGGTACGAACATTTCGTCGTTAAGATTAAGTTTATTAACTAATTTATTTAAACTCATTATGTTCTCCTTAATCTATAGTTTCCATTTTTTCTATTTTAGCATCTATAGCAGCTAGTTGATCTTCGTAATATTCAATCTGTCCTTGAAGTTTAGGATCAGCATCACCACCAGCTATCTGAGTCTTAAGTTCTAATAGGCGTAGTTCAATAGCATTACGTAAGTTCTTAAGCATATCTAATCTTTTAAACTCTAACTCTACTAGGTATTTCCTAATGATAAGAATAGGGTTACCTATAAATCCAGAAACAATAGGTTTATTAACATCTGAAAGTATAGAAGCTTCAGGAGCATCTGAAGAGATTCCATCGTATACAGATTCAGAAGCCATAGAAGAGATTTCATCAATAGCTTTCTTAACATTTGGTTTATCAAGAACTTTACCTTTAAGTTCTGGTAAAGCTTTCAATACTTTAAGAACTTGTTTCTGTGGTAATACAGAATGTTTTTCATCTCTTATTATAAGGTAAATAAGTTTCATTATTACTATAACATTAGCTTTAGTATCTTCTACAAGTCTATATGTAGAATATTGTTTAAATGTCATAGTCTTAGCGTTAATAGAGTTATTAAGATTTGTTTTAACTAGATTCTCTACCTTATCTATGTTCTTAATAAAATCATTTACATAGTAACTAAAATCTTTAAGCAGTTGTTCTGCAGAATGACATTTTAAACCATCTTTAACTAATCTATAGAAATTAGTTTTCTCTGCTGATTTAAGAACTATCGGATTATCTAAAAGTAGTTCTAACGAAGGAAGAAGATCTTCTCTTATATCTTCTTCTATAGAGTCTAATAGTTCTAATGTTGTAGTTTGTATCTTAGCGAATTTATTACCAGGGAATAAACTAACTACATTATTATAAATTTCTTTTAAGCTTAACATAAAGTTATCCTTTCTCTCTTAGAATGTTGGTGTTTTATTAGCCATAAAGTATTTCATCATTTCTAACATGAATCCATTATCTTTACTACCATCGCCCATTTTCATTAACTTATTATAACCAACATCTATACTATTTTGTAAATCTGAAATATAAATCTTACAACGTTCATTATCTTCATCTAGTATGGTTAAGTTATGGGCATTCATAACACTAAGGTATGCTTGTTTACCATTATAAGATGTAATGTTTTGTCTAAATGCTTTTGAAATATATTCCGCATCAAGTTCTGATAAGATAACTGTGTTATAAGAAACTTCAGCACCTTTAGTACCAGTTAATGCTTGTCTAGCTAATGAAGAACCTTTTTGCTCTGATAGTTCTCCAAGAAGTTGAGAAGCTTTATCTAGTTTATTCTTCTTATATTCTTTAATAAGGTCACCGCAGAATAGGAAATCACCTAGTGTTATACCACCTGAACGATATTCATACCACCTAGCCAAGAAGCTATTCTTAGCGTTACTATCTTCAACTACTTTAATAAGTTCTTTTTGTGGAACTGTTTTAATAGTAGCGGCTACTGTAATAGGAATTTTAATACGTTCATTATTCTCTCTAGCGATAGTAACTTCTAAAACTTTTATACAAGCACTATTAAGAATTTGAGCGTTATCTTTAGAAGCACTTGGGTCTTTATCTTTAATAGAATCTGATTCTAAACTAACTTTATAAGCTTCTATAGACTCTTGATCTAGAACCATAGTTGGTGCTGTAAAATCTAGTTGATTCAATGTTGTTGGGGTTTTAAAAGATTCTGTTGTTAAAGTATATCCAGCCGCATTAGCTGCATAGCCTAAAGCACTTCCTCCTAATTTACTAGCCGAAATTTTAAGAAGATCATTAGTCTTATAATTATTAGTACTTAAAATATCTATAGCCTCTACACCAGATTTACCATTAAGTTGTGTAAGTATTTGGAAAGCTTGTAAATAGAAACTTGAAAAGATATTTAAAGAAGTATTGACAGCTTGATCGAAAGCTCTACTTGTTTTAGCTTCTTCAGAAACTATAATAGTTGGCTCTACTATCAAAGTTTTTAATAGTTTAGTTATAGAACCTGTCTTTTTAAAATTTGCATTTAAAAACTTATCGGTCTGATTGTCACTACCTGCATTATCTAAATATTGTTTAAGCAGCCTCATACCAGCTACTATAGGCATAACTTGAATTGCCATAAAATGCTCCTCATTATAGGTTATTAAAAATCAGATAAGCCCGCTCAGAGAGGGTGTTTCATGATTTCAACCCCTACCATATGGAGGTACAAATAATGAATAGAAACGAAGTTTTAAGAAATTTCGGTAACTTAGATAATATATTTGCATATGGGTCTACAGTAGGAAGCAGAGATAGTGCTCTATCTACCAACTTAAGAGGTTTCTATCATGGCGGAGGATTACCAACAACTTCTCCAAATATGGATAGAAACGGTTATGTTTTCTTTACTAGACCACAACTGAATTTATCAGCGCATAACTGCATGCGAACAAGATTACTTTTTAACTTACTTACAAGAGATGAGAAATCATTATCAACCTGGGTAAGAGCAACATTAGATCCAAGGTTATATTCTAATCCTAATGAATTAGCAAGATCTTATCATGTAGATAATACAAATCCTTTTATACCTATATTAACAAATAATATAACTTCATTATCTGGTTGGCCAGATCTTGTAGTTCCAACAAGAACTTCTCCAGAAGGTGTACGTAAAGAAGTTCAATCTGTTGTAGATGGTGTAATGGAGTATTACCAAGAATTTGATCTTGATGCGACTTTCTATAATACACAAGAAGATCCTATAACACAACTTTTCTATACTTGGGAAAAATATACTACTTTAGTATTAGAAGGTATGGCAAATCCTTATCCTGATTTTATAGTAGAAAATGAAATGGATTACAATACTAGGATATATCGTATTATAACAGATTATACAGGTAAATATGTAAGTAAGATAGCAGCTTGTGGCGCAGCTATACCTATAAGTATACCAACTTCAGATTATGCTAACTATACTAAAGACCAACCATTAAGTACAGGAAGGAAAGACCTTACGGTTCGTTTCCGTTGTAATGGAGCAATCTATTTTGATCCTGTATTACTACAAGAGTTTAACGAAACTGTTTTCATATTTAACCCAACATTAAGAGATGAAGCATTAAAAGGCACTATTAAGTTAGTTAGTAGCAACTTTATGAAAATAGAGAAGAACTATCATCATCTGTTTAATGGTTTATTAATACCTTATATAGATCTTGATACTAACGAACTTTGTTGGTTAGTAGATAGTACTAAACCAGATAATGCTGAAGCCATAGAGAAATATGAAATACTGAAGAAAGAGAATGGGAGTAACTCATGAGCGAAACTAAAGTAATAGAACGTAAAGAACTTGAGAAGTACGTTCATAACCCAGAGATGGTACAAAAGAAGATCTTAGATCTTATAGAGAAAGTTGATAGTAATGATGTAGTTATAACATCAGCTACTAACCCATTTACTATGCTATTAGAAGCAACTGCCATAACAACATCTAATGCTGTTAATGAAACAATTGGCATTATGAGAGCAAAATACCCTAACTTAGCTTTAAGTAGGAAAGATATTAGTCACCATCTTAGTGATGATGAAATTGAAGGTTTAGTTTCTAAACCAGGTTATGTAGATCTATTATTTAGAGTTTCAGTAACTGATATACTATCTAATGGTTATCGTCCTAAAGATGCTAAATATGTAGAGATGACTATACCAGAACTTACTAAGATAACAGTTTATAATACTGATCTTACAACACTAAATGATATTGTTGTAAGAGTCTATGATAATGGAGTATCTTTCGTAGAGATGCAACCTAACCCTGATAACCCATTAGCATTAACAGATATTGGTATTATAGTATCTGCTATAGCACAAGATGAACAAGGGCATCCTTATGTCTTCTTCGAAACTAAGGTACAACAACTTACTGTAAGTAATTATAACTATGCAGTAGTAGCTTCTGAAGGATTTACTAAGAATATACCTTTTAAATCTATCGATAATAAATTCTCTTATGTATATGTAAGTTATGAAAATGCTAGTACAGGTGGTAATAAAGTTAAATTACCTTTAGGCTTTAACGATGAATATTTAGATCCTTATACTCCAACTGCTTATATTAACATTATAGATAATGATGTTACTGAGAAATTAATCTTAGAAGCAATTAGAGTTCATATACCAGATACTTATTTCTTACATAATAAAATATCAGGTACAATCTATATAGACCTTTATGAAACTAAAGGAGGTATTTATTTACCATTAGTAGATGCTTTAACATCTGATTTCTCTATAGTACTAGGTAAAACAGGTAAAAATAGTTCAACAGCAGTTTCCCCTAACATTAATATTGTTTTAGGATCTAGAGATGTTTTAGCTAATGGTTCAACCGGTTTGAACTTTAACGAACTAAGGAATGCTATTATCTTTAATACTAAAGGCGATCAAAACTTACCTATAACAGATTATCAACTTTCTTATAATAACCAACTAGATGGTTTTAGAATTATGAAAGACTCTGATGTTCTTACTGGTAGAAGTTATGTAGCTATGAGAAACTTAGATAAAACACCTTCTACTGTTATAAGAGCATTACAAGACGTTTATTTTAATACTGTTGATGTTATGTTAGAAAGATTCATTAACCATCCACAGATTGGATATTTCGAAGATGCTTTTATAGTAAAATCTAATACTATATTTAAATCTTATAACAGCCAAACAGAGATAGTATCTAAAGAGCAAATGGATGCTATTAAGTTATTGAATAACGAAGATAAGTTAACATATTTTAGAGAAGCTAAGTTCTTTACTAACCCTTACTATTATATTATTAGTAAGATTAAGAACTATAGTTCAGCGAGAGTCTATGATCTTGATAGACCAACTTTAACAGATATGAGAATAGTAGGTTCTAATAAAGAAATTGAAGTACGTTGTAATACTAACCAATATACCATTTATAAACATCATGATGGTTTTGAGATAGTGCTTAATGTTCTTAAGAACGAAGAAGCTAAAGCTATAGACATTAACGAACTTCATATGGTAGCTGCTATAGATTTGGTTACTAAGAACCAACTCTTTATAAAAGGTGTTTATGATAATACAGCTGATGTATATCGATTCTTTATAGAGTCTCCTATGTATATATCAGAAGAGGATAGACTAGTATTAACAAATGGTGAAGCTACTACTTATAGTAACTATTCTAATCTAGTAACTAATGTTAGTTTCTATATCTATACTACAGATACTAGTGTAGAAGATCCTAAGAACTTCTTAGTATCAGAATTGATATTCGAACCTAGGAAAATAGTAGTTATAAATAAAGAGACCATGACATTAACTTTCGGTAAAAGGATAGAGAGCATTTGGTCTAGAATAGCTGTTAGCTATACAGAACGTAAATATCAACGTTATAAAGAAGATGTTTATGCGTACTATGAACAAGATGAATTTGAGAAAGATCCTATAACAGGAATGATAGCAACAGTTACTGATACTGGTGTAACTATGAAACTTCTACATGAGAAAGGCGATAAGGTTCTCGATGATAAAGGAAATCATATTGTCTTACATCATAAAGGAGATGTAATCCTTAATGAAAAAGGTTTACCTATCATAGACGATATGGGTGGTGTTATAAGGCATCTTGATATACTTATGTTAGATTATGAGTTTTACTTAGCTACTAACCCAGCTTATAATAAACATAACTTAATGTGTATAGACCAACTTAATGAATACATGTTGAAGATATTACCAACAAGGAATGATAAACTTTTAGAGAATACTAACTTGTGGTATAAATCTTATAAGACAGTATTACCTATTAGAGTTAGAATAAATAATATTATCTACGGATTAAAACCAATAGTAAGTCCTAAGGTAACGATTTATTATAACCAGAATACGGAATTTAAATTAACTTCTATAGAGTTTGAGAATATTAAAGATAAGATAGGATTTATCTTAGATAAATATTTCGAGAATGATAAGATCTCGTTAGCAGAGATAAGAAGTGCTATAATGAAAGAATTAGGTTCTGATGTTCTTAGTGTTAAAGTAACCGGTATAGATAATGCAAATTCAGAGTTGATTTATATAGAAGATAAGAACACTAGGTTAAGCCTAGATAAGATATTGGTTATAAACGATTATAATCAATTAGAAGTTAAATATAATGTAGATGTAGCAATACAGACATTGTAAAATTAATGAACATTTTTATATTGCTCCTTTCTATTAATAGAAAGAGATAAACCACAATACTAGACCTTAGCTATACCTAACTAAATAGGTATAGCTAAGGTCTAGTACTTACATTCTTAAGAACGTAAAACGGATTCTAATAACAGAATTAGTCTAACCCCTAGTTAATAACTAGGGGATTCATTAACTAGCTGATTAATAATGATATAAATGTTACGATAGTAATTATATCTTGCATAATCTTTATAATTAATGAATAAATTTTATGGACTAATTTCATTATCATATTCTCCTTTCTATAAAGATACGGAGAACTCCGTAACAACATAAAAATGCTACAATTTATGTTGTTAACGATACTAGAGTATAGCTATATACCATAACGGTATATAGCTATACTCTAGTACGTTTGTTTATTAAGCTTTAGGCATATTTCTAATTATGTCAAAACTTATATCTACATTATCTCCAAGCTCTGGATATGTAGGACAATCTTTCAATGCTTGTATTATCTCTCTTACAGGACATAGTTCAGGATTTAAATTATATTTATTTTCGTCTTGTGTACTGATAAGAACTTTAAGGTAATCGCTAGAATAGAATGCTCCTTGAGCTCCTTTAAGTAGATTAACTACTCCTTCTAAAATCTCTCTTACTTTATTAGCGTTATTATTAAAAGCTACAAGATCTTTTATAGTTATAGTATATCCTCTAGTTAATGGTATACCAGACTCTGTAGTTAAGAAGTTCTTAATAAGTTCTACTGGCTCTATTTTGGCTTCTGGATTATTCTCTAAGATAGTTAAGATATGGTTAACTAATCCCCAAGAGGCATCATTACAGTTAACATCATAAACTTGGCCATTAAGAGTATAAGTAATTTCGTTAACTGGGTTATTGATATTATCTACCGGATGGATCATATACTCTGGTATAACACCGCCTTTAAAGAAAAGATCTTTAAGGTTAGTTTCAAAAACGGCTTTAACAAATTCTACTTCATCACCATGCTCTATAAAAAGATCTCCATTAACAGTTGTATATTTAAAGTTACGTAATAGAGAAATTACTTCTTCTGGTATATTAGCTACAGCATCTGCTATAAACATTGCATTACCAAAAAGAGCTTCTAAAGACCATAAGTTGTTTCTAAAGATTCTAGCAGAGTTACTATTAATTTTAGTTTCTGTATCTCTAAAAGAACTTAAGATAGAAGTTATTTTAACTTTAACTGGTTCTAAGTTAGTAGCAGATGGTCTCATAGTGAACTTATGAATTGGGATGTCTTTAGTAATAAAAGATTTATAACCTTCATTACCAGCTAGATCATCTACCATACTCTCTAAAGAGAGTACCTCTTCTGCAGATATAGCATTAGAGACCGTAAGGGCCTCTAATTTATCTTCTAATATTCTTTTTAATTCTTTATTCATTATTTATCTCCTTATACTTTTAAGGTCTTGAATAAGTTAGCAGCTACATGAATTTCATTAGCATTAAGATCTTCAAGTAGTTCATTAAGTTTTTGCTCTTGGAAAGATTCTGTATCTTTAGCAAAATATTCTGTTATCTTTCTAAGTTTACTATTAGCTAAGTTAGCTAAAACTGGTTTAATCTTATTATCAATCTCTTCAATATCTTTTAAGATTTGTTTCTTAACATTAACATCAGTAACCCAGTTAAGTCTTCTTATAGTAGTGTTACGAACTTTCTTATAACGTCTATCTACATTATCATATAGAGACGCTGATCTGGTAGAAAGACTATAGATATTAGCCATAGTTTCCTTAGCACAGTTAAGACCAATAAATAAACCACCTAATACTGCAAAGCCGGTAGCAAATAACATACCACCCATTGTTATTGCCATAGTAGGAACTAAGTACATTAATACTGTTGTTAATAATGAACCAATGGCAAGACCACCTATTAAATCGTTTTTAAGTTCGTTAATATCATATTGGTATGCATCATACTCATATCCATACGGTTGAAGTTTTTCTATAGCTGTTACTAAAGCGCTTCCTAAACCGAATCTAGAAGAAAACTCATCTGCAGAAGATTCTTCATTAGTAATATAACCTATAGACTCCTGAGAATATTGACTACCTCTAAGAATATCTTTATAAGCCATTACTGTAGCAGCCACTATATTATTAGGAATATTTTTAGGCATATCTAATTTAGTCTTATTATAAAATATCCTCATAGCTTCAACTGGTGTCTTATTCTTACTTCCATAATCTTCTCTTAGTGTATCATTTAGAATATCAACGTTAGCATAAAGTTTCATCATGTTTTCTAATTGATACCAGTTATGTCCAAACTCATGTAGCAAAACAGATAATTGTTCTTTAGGCTCCATTTTAATATCAGTAGAATAATGATACCAGTCTGAAGAAATATAAATACTGTAATTCTTAGGAGGGTTAATTATCTTAGCGTTCTTAAGATCTAATGTTAAACCTATTTTCTTAACTTGGTCTAATATAGAATAGAAAGAAATATTACCTAATTCTTTAAACCATTTAGCTTGGTCTTTATATTTAGGGTCGTTAAAGTCTACAGTACCATTAACAAGCTTATTATAAAACTCAGGATCTTTTTCTTTAAACTGATCAAGAACCTCAAATGTTCCATATAGGTTAGTAAATTCATTATAGTCAAATCCTATAGTAGGACCTGAGCATAATGTATGTGAACTATATTCACTGTTAGATCCAAATATTACTTTAACGCCAAATCTCTTAGTAAAAATATCTTCTAAGGCTTTGATAGCTTTAGCGCCTTCGCCTTTATTAATATTACTATTATTAACACCACAGTTATCGAAGATATTTTGTATTGCAGCTGTAGCAGCATCTATAAAGGGTTTATCATTCTGATAGGCTATCATCTCTTGGTTAAGCTTAGCTTGTTCAGCTTCTTGTGCAACCCTTACCTCATTCTCTTTTATTAATTTTTTAGTTATGTTTTTTAAACTCATAATGTCCGTACCTTAATTTATATATTAAAGAGGGTAGATAATAGCCTACCCTCGAATGTTTGTCCTATCAGTAAGAACACATTATGGTTTATTACCACTAGCTACTTCCAAATGAACTCCATCTAGAAGTACTATGTTCTTCCATTTTTTATCTTTAGTTAACTCATCGACATTATCATTATAAAGCAACATTGATTTAGTTACAAATAATGTATCTGCTTTATATTCAGTACGTTTAGTAGCTGATACCCAGACTAAAGTTCCTGATGTACCATCATCTACTTTACCTTCTATTCTTATAGTTGTATACTTATAAGGATTATCTATTACAACTGTTCTACCAGCTGGTACTACAAGGTCTGTAATAACATTAGTTTGTATATCAGCAGTACCATTAGTAATATTAGCATAACCTTTAGTCTTATAGATATAAACTTCTTGTGGATCTAAAGGAGCAGAACTGATTCTATAGATATTTCCATTATTAGCTCTTAATGTTCTAAGATAGATTCTACCATCTTCAAAATCGTTATTAAGGTTAGTTATCATACCGTTAGAAGGATCGAATATTAAGATACTTTGATTCTCTGCTACACCAGCGCCTTCAGAGTTATTAAAGATCGCTACTTTACCATCTTTTCTCATAACAGCATGCATATTATACCAAGAACCAGTACCAGTTGTACTAAGATCGCCTACTTTAGTAAATGTTTTCTCTTTAATATTATAACGATATATAAGATCATTTGTTCTTAACATATCTTTAGGATCTGGTTTAGCTAGTTCATCTTTAGAAACACCTCCAAAGACTAAGAAGTTTTCATTATCTAAGAGACACATTGATACATAAGAATATGCTTCAAAAGGAAGATCATCTTCTTTAGATGTTGTCATAGTGTTAGTATCTAATTTATATAAACATAATTTAGTAGGTGTTTTAAACGTGCCTTCTTTATGTGGTACATAATAAACATTACTATCTATAGTAGCTACCATAGATCCTGATACACCAGTTGAGCCTAATTGTTTAACAGGGTTAGCAGTGCCTTTAAGATCGAATATAATATTTTGGGTATCTACACCATACTTAAGGAAAACAGATTTACCTAAACCTTCTTTATCTTTATCAGATTGAAGTTCTGTTCTGTTAATGATCATATTTCCATTATAGAGAGGAATAATGTTAGTACTCCAGTTAGATAATGGTTTATTATCTCCTATGTTCTCAGTACCTTGAACATCGTCTATATAAGTTAAAAGACCAGATTCTATTCTATAATAAGCAAGACCTTTGAAAACTTCATTATCAGACTTAGGTAATACGAATCCACCTTGGTTAAATAGTTCTCTAACCATTAAGTATTTAACACCTGGTTGAATTATCTTCTGGCTATACTCATAACCTTCTGCGTATTCGACGTTAGCATTTAAATCATAAACTTTATTTCCTCTACCAACTAAAATAGCATCTAGTTGCCAGTTAGTATAAACACCTGGATCATATTGAAGTCTTGACCAAACATAATAGATCTCGCCTTCTTTAATATTCTCAGGAACCATTATCTTAGGATAAAGATGTGTATTATTCAAAGACTCTGAAATGATAGCATCTTCTTTATTCTTAAGAACAACATCTACAGAGATAAATCTGTTAATATGTAAAGAAACTGAAGTTAAAAGTTCTCTACCTGCTATAAACTCTGATTCAATATTAAGAGTATAAAGGTTCTGTTGGTCTAAAGAGCTATTATAAACATAAACACCTGGGTTACTATCAGCATTGGTAGTGCTATGGTGTTGACATTTTATAATATAAACTTTATTATAAGCATAATCTGCTTCATCTAGCTCAAGATGTAATTTAAGTTCTTTAGAACGTTTCCTTTGGAAAAGTATTTTACCATCGCTATCAGTAACTGTCCAAGACGTAGTATCATGATCTCCATAACCTATGAATACTTCCATAGGAGAACTATCGATTTTGATAATGTCTCTAGAGCCTGAACTATCTTTAGTAATAAAAAGTTTAGGTGTTGCTAATATAACATCAGAAACTTTAAAACCTTCCATATCACCTTTAAGGTTAACTACTGAAGACCATCCAGTATCTGCTCTTCTAGTCCCATTAGAAGTTATAATTTCATAATGTAATTTAAATCTTGCATAAAGTTCTGTATCTTCTGTTATACCAGAAATTTGAGTAGTATAACGATTTAAGTTAACAGTGTCTTCTATATTAGAAACAATAATATCTTCTTCTTTACGAACGTTATTGCCTACGGTTTCAAAATAAGGAGACCTACTAACTTCATAACTAGTAGCAATATGTCTCATACCACTACCAGCTGGTATACTAGGTATCTCTGGTAATATCTGTAAATCTCTTACCATATTATTATCCTTTGTTTATATTCTATATCTATGGTTATGGCTTAGCATTAAAATGCATGCCAATTTTATCGCTATCTGTTTTAATATCCTCTTCACCTTCTTCGGTTATAAGAACTTCTTGGAAAGTTTGTGTTCCTATAGCAACTTCGCTCCAAGGAGAATAAAAGATAGTTTTAGTAGCATCGCACTTCTCATTAACTTCTGCATCTGTTGCATAACTTGGAAGATCAAAATCATGTGGTATAACACCAGCATAAACTCTTCCCCTAGCATAAAGTTTATCTAAGTTTGTATAATATGTTCCATCTGGTCCACCTATCTTAGGAAGAGGAGAACTCCAAGATTCTAAATGATCTTTATTAAAGTAAGTAGCGTCTATTATTTGTTTAAACTCTGGATCTAGAGCTATTTCAAAAGATGCAGCTACTTGAGGTCCTCCAGAGCCAATATCGTCATAGTGTTTGAGTACTATATTTCCGTCATCGTCTAGTACTTCAAATTTCTTAAAGCTTACAGTAGCCATATAGACTCCTATGTTATTTAAATTTTTAGATAAGATCCTATATATAGGACCCTAAGCATCAGAAAATCCGACATACCTTATGAGCATAAAATAAGATACTACAGCTAAAGGATAACCCTTAGCTGTAGTACCTGTAAATACATTTATAGTATTCTAGCAGGAATACTATAAAACAAATGAATATACAAATAAAAATTGATTCATAAATAACCTCATTATCATTCGGTTATATATTCTTTAAATAGGAGTAGATAGAAATTTACATTAAGGTTATATTATGATATACTTAATAATCTTATTCATAATCATAAAGCTAAAAATAAAAATCGAATTACACATAAAATTATAAGGATAGCCAATGATATTGAAAACGGTATTATTATACCATATATTTGTAAAGTAATGATAATCTATCTACTCTCATAATATTGAAAGTAGAAATCAAAATAAAATTGGAGGTATATTATGCCAGCAATAAGAGTTAGTAACACAGCAGCTAATCTTAAGGTCCTAGATGAGGTTGAGAATATAGATAGTATATTTATACCAGCTAACCTTGCAGCCCATTATCCTATAGAAAGATTTGCGGTAAGCCAATATATTCTATTTAGTAATGAACGTGTCAAAATAGGGAAAATTGATTTAGCAGAAAAAGCTTTAAGAAATATTCTTAGTAAAGCTTTACTTAAAATTATGGTAAAAGCTTATCCAGCAACATTTCCTATTAAGAACGTTTCAAAAGAGAAGAACCTTGAACTTATCTTAAACAAATATGAAGATATGATCACTATCCATAAGAATTTAGACGATGAAGTCTTTGCAGACACATTATTAACTATCGAAGAGCATGCTAGAAAACTATTAAGTCTCGTAGTTATTGAGAAAACTGAATATAATGTACGTTATCGTTTTCAAGGTCTTCCTAATAACCTATACGAATATGAAGTAAAAGAAGTAGTAGATAAGACACCTAAAGTAGACAGTAATAAGTTTAGAGCATCTATAGTAAGTTTTGTTAATAAAATCAACAGAAGCATTGTATATGTAGATCATGATTTTATACATAAGATGGTAACTATAGATAACAATAAGAAAACTTCATTAGTTAATAAGTATCGAACATATGAAATTGACACTTATGAAATGCTATTTAAGATGTTTCATAAGTGGAGTAGAGACCACACCACGGCATTTTCGTTAGAAAGAAGTTGGTCTCTTGGATTCTATACTGATTATATGTTTCTTTATAAATATAAAGATCTAACACCTAAGACAAGAGCTGCTTATGATAACATTTGTAAATACGTTTATAACTGGTTAAGAGATGTTAAAGTAGAAGCTATTATAGATCCTAACTCTAAAGATGGATGTACTATAAGAGTACAGCATAAGAAAGAAGTTATGGAGAAAGAGTATTATTCTAATGCTGGCATTAGAAGAAAAGCAATTAAAAGTAAGTAGGGATTAATTTCCCTACTTACTTATTTTTTTTTTCGTATATCAAAAGTTCTTATAAAATCTATAAGGCAAATATGGCTGTCAAAGTGAATTTTTTACAGTTATATATTATATACTTAGAGAAGATATTTCTGGTTACCCTAGAGGGTCTTCTCAAATTTAAGGAATAACATAAAAAACACTACTACTAGAGTTCCCAAACTCTAGTAGTAGCTATATGTTATACTCCTGGAAAGGAGGATAAAATGGTATACTCCGATTTAGGATTAGTAACACAATCCTATTCTGATCATTTCGATCAGAGATTAGACGAGTGTAAAGATAAAATAAAACTTTCGCGCTCGTTTAATAGCGGAAAAGTAGAACAAGACTTAGAAGCACTTTCTAAGAATATTGAGATACTTAAAGCCAGAGGCGATATGGCAACATTAGAGCGATACAAGGCTCAAAATGTTCCATATCTAGATAGGTTATACTATCAACTTAAAAGATTGGTAGCGTAAATTAAAACCTAGAGGGATAACCCTCTAGGCTATTTTTTTTTTCTTTAAATAAAAAGATCTAGACCATAGCTACACCCATTCATTAGTATAGCTATGGTCTAGTATCTGTGATTCCATATTTACGAGTTATGGAATCCGGAAATCTTCCGATCTTTTAGAAAGGAGGATATGGTTATGTTTATCTTCAATAAAAAGATTAACATCAAAGAGATACTAGAAATATTATCTTACATAATAACTATAGTATCTTTTATCATGACTCTATTTTATAAATAGATAACCAGAGGGTGTTCCCTCTGGCTCTAAGATAAACATAATATCCGAAGTATACTCGTATTATTACTCTACATAGTGCTATAGATTTATTTCTATAGTACTATGTAAGTATTTTTAAGGATGACTGACTTTGAATATCCCTGTTAAATAAGGAGAACTAACTATGGAAATCTTAAAACCATATGATACTACAACTGGTAAGTTAATAAACACAAAACCTATAGTTTCTGCTATTATGGATTATATTGTTCGTAATGGAATAAAAGAAGAACTAGCTTATGAATTTTACCTAGGCGATGTTGAACTTTATATTATAACTGGTAAAAACGAAGAAGAGAAATTACTTCCTGTTTTTGACCAACCTTTATTCTTCAAAAACATTAGAAACCAACCTTCAATAGCTTTAGACTTTAGACCATATGTAAACTATGCTATGATTAAAAATGGCTTTGTTAATCTTAGAGACGTTATGAGAGATAAAAACTCTGGTAACTTCCTATTACTATTGGCACTTTTATATCTAAGAACAGAAAATGGTGTTTCTGATATTAAACCTATTATGACGCACACTATAACAGCATTGTCTCTTATAACATCAGCTGTCGTTAGTAAGACAACGGTTCTTAATGCTCCTGATAAAGTAAGTTTAGAGATAGCAACTGCTATCTATGGTTATAAACTATTCTTCCCTAATAACGCTATAAGCGAAGATGTAGAGAAAATAGTAGGTGCTTTAAGTAAAATCAAATTTAGCTTTCCTATAGATAGAAGAATCTTAATGGAAAAAGTTAGAGAAGCTTCTACTATTAATAAAGACTTAGAAGGTTTAAATCTTCTTAAAGGTTTAATAGATTTACTATTACCATCTGATATTAGCGAGTTGATAACGACTAATAGTATCTTTAGTGTATTAGATAATAGTTGGTATGGACCAGGTGCTACAAGATCTGTATATATAGGTTTTGAATCTGTACCTATGTTAATAGCATTACTTTACGCTATAGGCGCATCTACTATGTTTAAGTCTAGTAAAATAGCTGCTATAGTAGAAGCTAAGAAAAGAAATATAAATGTTGATGATCTTGTTCACTATCTTAATAATACATTTGTTAAGAAAGAAGTGGGTAAGCTACTCTAACATAATTTAAAATTAAAAAGGATATAGAAAATGGTAGAAAAATTAATAGTATTTTATAAGGCTATATCTTTTATCTTTATGAATTTCTTTATGGGAATAGTATATACATTATTCCCAATTTACGTTGCTATTTGTTATAAGAATGCTTTGAAAGCAAGAGGGATAGTATATGGATACTGGATTTCTAGTAAAAATAACAGATTATATACTATGCTTAGTTCTAATGCTTGTAGTATCAAGAGTTGGAAAAAAGTAGAAGTAGATGGTATTAAAGTTATACAAATAGAAGCTAATGCTATGAACGATTATGAATATGTTTATTACATTAAAGACTATAACCAAATGTTTACTAAAGATAGTAATATATTAGTTAAAGGCTATAACTATATAAGATATTTATTTTGGTATTACATGGTATGGATATGGCTAGATGATGATAATAATATAAATGGATTAGATCTTAGAATATTTAAACCAAATTCTAGACTATATGACAGATTGAAAAATGAAACTGCTATCTATATAACTTCAGGAGCTAAAGTCTATGCTAAAGTATTTGACTTACCTTATATAGAAGATCCAAGAGTATTGAAACTAGATAAGATCATGTACTCTGTTTATAACCAAGAGATCAATAACTACCAAAGAGATAAAGGTAGTTATAAGTATTATAGAACTGTAATGTTAATGGGTATAGGATTTAAGATAAATCCATACTATTTTAGATCTACTATAAACGTTTTTGGGTATGATCTACTTAAGAATAAAGATGGTATTTAAGAAGATGCACAGAGAGAACTAATATTAGTTCTCTCTGTGCTCTTTATGTTATTTATAGATGGCTATATATTATTTAAATAGAAGTTAAAAACTTTGATTAATATTCTACAAGGAGAAAGAAATGATTGTATGTTTCGAAGGTATAGATGGATGCGGTAAGAGTACTGCTGCTTCATATTTAGCTACTGAGATCAATAGTTTAAACTATAAACATAATGGACGTGGTATATATCGGGAAAAGACTGCCTATGCTACTGTGTTTAGTATTTCAGACTTTGCTAGACGGGTTAGTCGAGGGGATCTAGAGGACGCTTTATGTCATAACTATGGTACTACGAGCCCAAATAACTTTAAAGAAGATTATGAGGCATATGCTGCTATTAAAAGTAAACTACAGGATAAAAGTTTTTCCACTCCTATAGTAAATTGCGGTAAAGAGATTCAAAATGTTTTAAATAGGTTAGAAAACGGGGATAAATCTTCTAGTACATATGATGCATTAGCATTAGGCTATTTAAAATTAGGTAAATTAATAACGCCTATTTTAGAGCATTATGATGAATACGGGCACTATATTATGTTAGATAGATGGATTTGGAGTACTATAGTTTATAATGCTGCTATACCAAATACTCTATTTTCTAGTATATTAGATAATTTTGATCTTGGTGCTAATATTACACCTAAAGAGGATAAAGCGAGAGAGGCCCTTGAAGATATACTTCAGCCAGAGCTAACTATTCTATTAGATATTAATACTAGGTTAGCAACGCATAGAAGAACTGTTAGAGGATACGCTGAATCTGAGTTAGAGAATATAAGGTATCAAGCTATAGTAAAAAGTGGATATGAAGCATTACTATACTTTATGAATAAACCTTTAAACAAAATGTTAGCTAAGAGACTTGGAAATAATATCTACCCATCAAAAGTTGAGATAGTTTATTCTACAGAATATACATCCGAAGTAGGTGAAACAGTTAGGAATGTTATTGACACGTTTTTCAAATACTTTAGATAAAAGAAACACTACTAGTAACCATATGGTTACTAGTAGTGCAATACTATTTTTTTCTTTTGTTAAATAATCAGAACACCGATCAGTGGCTAGCTATCCACTTGTTATCTAACAAAGAATGGAGGTGATTTATAATGATTATTATTAATTATATTTTCTAGCTACTATCTATAGACCATTATATAGGCCTATAGATAGAGCTTGTTATTTATTATGTCTGAATTGCAGTATAACGTACGTATACATTAATGCAATTAAAAATCTTTACGTAAAGGAGACCATATTATGAGTCTTGCAAAACAAGTTAAAAAACTTAACCTTGAGTCTGAGAACACATCGTTCATAGACGAGGAAGTTGTAGTTCCTTCTATAGAAGAACAACTAGAGGCTGAAGAAGCTGAAGCAGAACTAGTTGAAGTTCTTGATGAAGTTGAAGAGAACCAAGATGCTCTAGAAGAGAGTGAAGAGGTTGAATCTGAGATCGACGATCACATTGCAGAGGCTGAAGCTACAGTTGCTGAAGCTGAGGGTGCTGTAGGCGATGCTGGTGCTGAAGCTGAAGGTCCAGCTGCTGAAGAGGGTGAAACTCCTGCTGAAGCTAGTGAAGATACAGATGCTGGTGAAGTAGCTCCTGAGGAAGTTGCTGATGCTGACGCTCCTGAGTCTGTACTAGACGAGAATGGTGAGCTTCCAGTTGAAGAAGTTGTAGCTGCTCAAGAAGCATTACAAAACCTATTGAAGAGAACAGGTTATACACTACCAAATAGAATAACTGTTTCTAGAGAAGACGTTAGAAGCAACCCACTTGAGGCTTACAAAATGAACCTTGAGGATTGGAAAGAGCTTAAAACTAAAGTAGCTGATGGCGCTAAGAAAATTTGGGAAGCTATTAAGAAAGCGTTCGTTTGGATAGGCGAGCAAATTGCTAAAGTATGGCCTACTAAAGAGAAGAAACTTAAAGCACTTCTACAAGAAGTATCAAAAGTTACTGTAACTAAAGAAGCATTAGAAGCAGCTAGCAAAGATTTCATCGCTAAAAACGCTGAAAGATTTGGTGGCGTAGGTGCTCTTGCTAAAACACCTGATGACGTAGCAAGATTTACTAAACTAATTAAACTAGTTGGCGATGCTGTTATTACTGGAACAAAAGCAAAAGATATGGACGAAGTTAACGCATTTATAGACAAAGTATTAAAAGCTGATGTTAACTTTAGCTATGCCCCACTTAAAGAAGCCCTAACAACAGGCGAAGGCGGACAAGTTGTTAGCATTAAAACTAGCGGTAATACAATAACAGTTGGTTATGTTCTTGGTGGGTCTAAAGAAATAGAGGGTGATAAACTTAATGGTCTTGTACTTTCTAAAGAAGTAGCTGCCGGATATATAGCAAAATTCCTTGCTATGAATAACGCTATAAGTGCAACTATGAAACAAGCTAGCGCTGCTATTGATGCTCTTAAAGAAGACAAAATTGGTTTCTTCCAACGTGGAAAACTTAAATACGCTGTAAACGGTGTTATTAAGACATACACAGGTTATAATAATAACTTAACACAATTTATTCTAGCTTATGGTAATGCTGTGCTTAAAGCTGCTTCTAAATCAGAAGCTCCTAAAGCAGAATAATTTAAAACTAAATATTATATCTAAATAAAGTCAGATACACTAGAGAATATTCTCTAGTGTATCTGATGAATTTTTATTATAAGGATAACTTATGAAAAATATAAAAGAACTAATAGAAAGAGATATCTTAAGATTAGAACGTCTTAATCTAGAATCCAATATAAATAAATTAGTAGATTTAGATAACGAAATACATAGATACCTAGATATCTTTAACGATACAGAACTAGAAAGATTAAAACTTAATAGGGAAGATTTACTGGCTTCTTCTAAAACTATACTCAAAAGCATGCTAAATTCGTTTAAAGAAATTTGGAACTTATTAAGTCATAATAAAGTAGAAGATAAACTTCGTAAATTAGAGCAACGGATGCAAAAATTAAAGAATAGTAAAGACCAAAGAATGGATCCTAGGTATGCTAATATAGTACAAGATGGAACAGACCTAAGTATAAAACATTTAATAGAAAACGATAATGCGTTTATTAATTCTCTAAAAAATCTAAACACATTAACCAGCTTATCAACAGGTACTAAAAATAAATACTACTGGACTAAAGATACTGAAGAGATAGCAATAGAACTGGACAAAAATAAGGGTGATATATTCGTAGGTATAGATACTAAACCGTATATTATCAATAGTAGCGGCGGAAACATTTTAGAATTATTACAAAAAGAATTAAAATACACTACAGATTTTCCGACACAGAAACTAATATTTATATTACCAGATTTTAGTAAAGAAAATAGTATATATGTAGGCGGGTATGGGTATAGCGAAGCAAATGGTAAAATAGAGCATTTATTAGCTGCAGATAGAATAGAAGCAAGCTTTATTCAAACTTTACCTAAGGCCTTTAACAATGTTAAGGGAATATTAGACCTTACTGAAACATTTATAAAGAAAAAAGATAATATATTAAAAATAGATTTAAAATATAGAGCTACGGTTAAGGGCGTTATAGATACACTAACATTATGGTTAAATAATAGAAAAAGAATAGAGGATGATGAATACCAAAGTAAGTATGATAGAGTTAAAATTATAGATAAATTTGGTAAACATTTAAATACACATAATGTTATAGATACATATATAAGATATTTAAACCAACAAATAGACGGGACAGAGTTTCTAGATAACAACCAGGAGTGGGAATCCATGAGACATTATTAACTAGCGTACGTAAGAGTTAATAATGTAAATGAAAAATACCTTATAAGGAGAAAACTATGGCTTTAAACAAAATGGTTAAAAAGCTTAACTTAGAATCTGAAGAGATTGATGTCCCTGAAGTAGAAGACCAAACAATTGAGGATGTGGTAGAAGCTGATGTTAATGCATCTGAGCTTCAAGAAGCTACTAAAGCACTTGAAGAAATTCAAGATGATTTTGAAGAAGGTGAAGCTACCGCAGCTGAGCTTCAAGAAGCTATCGACCATACTAAAGAAGTAATCGCTAAAGTAGAAGAAGCAGCTGAAGAAGGTAAAGAAGCTGAAGTTCCTGTAGAGGAAGTAGTGGCAGCTCAAGAGTCTTTAAAATATTTCTACAGTAAGATAGGATTCGATAGTTCTGAAATGGTAACAGTATCTAGAGAAGATATAGCTACAGGATCATTAGAGGCTTATAAAAATTTATCTGCTAACTTAGAGCAACTACAAGTTAACCTCGAGGGTGTTTTACGCGAGATGATAGACGAAGCTAAAGATATGTTTAAAAACGCTATCGACAAAGTAAAAGCAACATTCGGCAACGCTCGCGCTATAGCTCGTGTTCTTACGAAAGAAATATCTAGCCTAGAAAATGATGTAGATAGTGCTAAAGCTAGTGAAATAGTTAATAAAGAATTTAGTAACTCTGGTTTTGCTGCTGACCTATATAAAGCTGGTGATATCTCTGCTGTTGTAGCATATGCTGACAATGTTCAAAAACTAGTTAAAAACATTACAGATAATAATAAAGACGCAACGACTGGAATAACTGGTGCTAAACTTGGCGGTGAGTTAAGTGGTAAAGCCGCTGAATTGGTACGTGAATATGCTAGCGATAAATTCAGTGCTGTAACTGGTGGTGCTTATGCAAAAAGTAAGGGTGGCGTAATTATTACTTTTGTAGATGCTAAAGATCCTGGTCTTTGGGAAATTATGAAAAATAACCTAAATAACATTATCGGTAATGCAAAAGCTATTAAAGAAGATACTGTTAAACCATATGCACCAAGAGATCTTAAACTTAGTAAACAAGACGCTCTAAAAATACTAAATGGTTTAGAAGTAGTTGCTAAACGTTACGAAACCACATTTAAAGAGAACGGCGGCTTAGCTAACCTACTATTTGGCGGAAACATACTTAAAGTATTAGGCGGCACAAGCAGTGGTAATGCTGGTGTTATGGGAACTGCAAATAACGTTTATAGAGCATGGAGAATAGGCCTTAAAGCGGCAACTGTTGCTACACGTGTCGCAAGTGCTTATACCGATTACGCTAAAAAATATGCAGCGGCAGTTATAAAAGCTTCTAAATAACACAGATAGTTAGAGTACAAGTATTCTAACTATTTTTTTAGAAATAAAATTAAAAATAAAAAGAGAATATTAAAAATAAAAAGAGAATAAAAATGGGCTTAAATAAAGCAATTAAAAAACTTAACCTAGAAAATGAAGCTGAAGAGGTAATTATCGAAGAACCAGCTACTATAGAAGAGGTAGTCGAACAAGATATTACTAATTCTGAATTCCAAGAGACATCTAAAGATCTTGAAAATGCTATTGAAACGTCTGATGAATTAGAAGCAGTAGGTTCTGAAGTTCAAGAAGAACTTGACGCTGTTAATGAAAGATTAGAATCTGAAGAACCTATAGATCCAGTAGATGTAACAGTAGTTAATGAATCTATTCAGCACTATAGTAAATTATTAGGGTTAACTAGAGAATCTGTTAATCTTTCTTTAGAAGACGTTAGAAATAATAGTAGAGAGTCTATGGAAGGTCTTAAAGTAGAACTTGAAGGTATTGGAGAAAAAATTAAAGAATATGCTAAGAAAGCATGGAAAAAGATAATCGAATTGTTAAAGAAATTTATGGGGTTTTTATTTAATATTCGTAAATCTCTGGATAAGAAAATTCAGAATATCCTTACTGGTGACTTAGAGATGCCAGACGAGGATTTTGAACTTACGCACAAAGAAAGAACTGTCCTTACATTTGGTTTTAGGTATTTAATAGATTCTTATACTAAAGCTATACAAGTACTTTCTCAAGCAGCTGGTAAAGCGGGAGAAAAACTCCTTAAAATGGATATTAAGACATCACCTGATGAATCGGCGGCTATTGGAGAAAAAGCTGACGCGGATATTAGAGATATGGCAAATAAGTTAAAACCAGAAGATAATAACCCTAATATTAATATGCGCCATCTTTTAAGCAAAGTGAAAGTGCAATTTTCTAGAGAGGGAGAAAAACTTCTAGCTTTACTTCCATATGCAGCAGATGATGAAACTGGAGCTATTAAGGCTATTACAGTAAGTATAACATCAAACACTGGTAATACCGGACGTGTGGAATCGGCTACTGCACATTTTACCAATCTCGGAACTGCAGAAGAATATAGCGCTTTTGTAGATAAAGTATATAGGGATAAGGACTACATGATTAAAGAAGTCAGTGCGCTTAAGTCCCTCGGGGATTGGAATAAATCGTATTTAGATAATCTTTTTAATCTAGGTACTTTAATAGCCAAAAAGCAGGACGAGCATATGAACCAACCAGGATTAGAAGGCATAAATAATCGATCTCCTATCTATTACGGGTCTTTAGAGCATTGTAAAAAAGTTATTAAGACGGTTTTAGCGTTAGGTAGAAATTATCTATCTACAGTAGATTGCTTTGCTAAATACATAGATAAACATTTCGTAAATCATTCAGATAGTAAAGCAGCTACTCCTGCTTAAAATAAACAGTTAAAATACAACTAGAGATAACATTAATGTTATCTCTAGTTGTTGATTTTCTTATTCATATTTAGTTATATATTCTTTATATAATAATAACTAAACTTAAGGAGTTAATAATGTGTGCTGAACATGAGTTTCAAAAAGAGATGTCTATAGCCAAAGACTTAATGGAAACGTATAGGTTTCTTAAACCACATCTAGAAGGTATCAATGCTTTCGATTTAGGAGATGAGCAACTTGATAAACTAGCTAATGACGCCATATCGGTTATATTAGAAAAGTATCATAATTTTCATACTAATTCTAAGGAGATACAAGTATATAATTATGAGTGGACACCTAAATTTGTATATACTAAAAATCTTTTACAAAATGAAGATATTAAACTAGTTGATAGTAGTTTGAAATCTGAAATAAACATTTGGGTTTTAACAGCATTAAACGCTTTTATACTATATGTCTTTAATAATCAAATAGGAGATGACGAAGAAAAATTCAAATCTTTAGTTACATCAGTAAGATTATTTCTTGCCCAGCTTATAGAAGAAGAAAATATCCATAAGTTTGTAGAAAATGTTTCTGAAAATGAACCACTTGAGGATATAGTAGATAGACTACTAGAGTGGTTAGAAAATATACTACCATTCGGTCTTTCTGTTATTGACATGTTTAATAACGAGCATATGGCTAATTACCCTGGTGAACATATATACCCTACAGTTGTCTATGAAACGATTGAAGGTAATATTGCTGTGTTTTATGTTACTGATATATGGCTACAAGAACATGCTATATATAAAAAGTCTTAAATCTAAGGAGTTAACTATGCTAAAAGAAAACAATTCTAATGCTTATTTAGATCTTTTAGAACAATATAACATCTTTCTAGAGGGTGAGAAAATGAATGGTAATAGCGCAGTCTATGCAGATCAAATGTTTCAAGTTCTTGATCCTATCTTTGGTAATACTAAAGAAGAATTAATAGCTAATAAGCTTGATATGGGTTTTATATTCTATGCTAAAACAAATGATGAATATACTACTAACCTATTAAGAAAATCTTTTATTAGACCATCTTGTGTATCAGAAGCCGATAACCATACTTTCGATATAGCTATCTCTAGTTACCTATATCTTGTATTAGTTAAAGGGAGTTTCAATCTCGAAGGTAATGAGCTTATTAAACTTCTAAAAACAGTACTGACAACTAATCTTACGGATAAAGATATTGAAGAGTTAACATCTTGGTATCTTAATTCTTTAGCTGGCACTATACTTTATATACAAGACAATACCAAAAAGAGAAGTGAAGATACTAATCCAGCTTATCCTGTGGAAGTTCATTACGAACCTGAATTAGATAGAATAGGAGTTACTTTTGTTTACAAAAGAAGATAAACCATTAACAATACCAGAGCTTCTTGTCTCCTATGATAAGAAGCTACTTAAAGAATACCATTTGTGGTATAACGAGATGATGTGTGCTTATAACTTAACATTAGGTCCTAATGGAAAGTTAAATTTTGATCCTGATAATAAATATATAATAGCCATGGCTAAGAGAGCTATTAAGTATCAAGGTGGTTCTGTTAAACTAGTTAAGAACGGATTAGACACACAAGCTATTAGAGCTACTATGGAAAATGAAGAAGTGGTAGAGATTGGGACTTTAAACTGGTTCAACTTTAACGATAGTGTAACCCAAGAGTTAAAAATAGAGATACATAACATGTGCTTGTCTATAGCGTTTGCAACCATGATGGTACTTTATAAACATGGTTATAAAACATTTAATAAAGCAGCTATAACAGTAGCTAAATTTACAGATGAAGTTATAGACCAAACACACTTATTACATTTCCTTAAAGAAGGTGAATTAACAGGTGAAGAAGCTTTTAAATTCAGAGAGCTACTGATGAGTTGGTTAGTAACGATTTGTGCTAGGTTAGGTGTTTTGTTAATGTCAAGGTTAAAAGAGTTTAGTCCTAAAGCATACCCATTGTATTTATTACCTGGAGTACACGCTAAGATGCCTTGTTTAACATTATATTTTACAAGTGAAAATTATGTAAAAGATAATAAAAAAGGAGAAAGGATGAAACAAAAAGTTTGGGTAGTTAATAATATATACCCTTTAGTTTTTAAAGATGATAGTTGTAGCAAAGCCGATTTTAGTAAAAATAAAAGAAACATGAGATTGGATACTTATACTAAAATATTTACAAATGAAAAGGAATTTAAGGGTTATATAGCGAATAGTGTTGATCATGATTCTAAATTTACTATTGTTCATGAAGACGAAATAGAAGTAAATGGCAATGAAATAAATAGCGAAATAAATGGTAATATCAATAACTCTAATCTTCTCCAGGGTTATAATAACCATCTTTTTGCGGTGATTATACTAACTGAATATGATAAACAGACTAATGGTAGCGTCGCTGCTATATTTGTTTCTAGCCAAAATGCTAAGAAATATGCTGACGATTTACTTAATCATCTTAATGCACAAAAAAGCAGGACCGTAGTAAAGTCGTACCGAGTGCAAGTACAACCCATTCCTAAAGAAGATATAGAGAAACCAGGTGAAAACATGCCAATCCCCGACAGTTGGTGCCTGCCACCTAAAAAGTAAGACTTACAGCCCTTAAAGGGCTGTAAGTCTTATCATTTTTTATTTTGTGCCAAAGAAGTCATCTATCATATTGTTAAAGTAAGCTTGCTCATAAGGCTGAATAAAATCTACTATAAACTTTTTAAGTTTATCAGCAGTAACTACTGGACGTAGATCATTTAGAATACCATCTGGCTCTATATATTTAGACCGTCTGTTATAATAGTATATTATCTTATCAATATCCGCATACTCAATTCCAGATGTTAACATAAGTTCTTTAGCTTTAATGTTAGATGTTGTATTCTCTAGAATTGCTTTAGATATTGCACTAGAATAATACTCTACTTCATGTTCTTTTGTATCGATTGGAATATCAATCGAACGTACTGTATATTTAGTATTATTAAATATATAATAATGCTCAAATGTATACTTCCTATCATCGGCTTCTTCTTTCTTAGTAAACCAATTTTTTCTATAGGAATGTAATGGATTAGCCCAATAGCCTAACTGATCCGTAATGTAATAAATCTTCATTGTTTCTCCTTTTTTCTTTTTACTTATTTTTTTTTTCTTTTTACTTATTTTCTTCTTTCCAGGTTAACGTGTTGTTAATGTTAGTATAACATCTCCAATAGGATCGTGGATCTTTAGTAATTTCCTGTTTAATAATCGGAGATGATAATGTAAATTCATTACGATTAAACTGTACATCAACTCCAAAGTAAGACTCATACTCTCTATCAGTAAGACTCCTTATCCAGTGCTTATAAGAGTCAAAAGACATTTTCTTATCCTTAGCTTGCGGATAATAAACAACATGAAATACAGTATCTATAACCTGTTTAGCAAAATCTTGTAACTCTTCTAAGTTATGAAAATGTTCTGCCATAGTTGGTGTGTGTTCTGCTAAAATATTAGAAACAGTTTCAAACTGAAGTTTAGTTTGTCTATAGCGATCATAGGGATAAGCGTTTACTCTACTAGAATCCATTAACATATAGATCTTAAAATAAGTTACAAAATATTGGTTAATAGAAGAAATATTATCGTCTTTATCTTTATCAGCGTTTAAAACTCTTTTTACGAAACTATAGATATCAAAAGAAGAATTATCTTCTTTCTTTTTATCGGTATCTTTAAACAGTTTCGCATTCTGTGCAGCTTCTATTTCCTTATTTTTATCTTCAAAAGCTTTATAAATATTAAAGGAAGGATTATCTTCTTTAGGTTGTAACTTACTAAAATGGTTATCTATAAGTTGGTTATAATATGGCTGGTTAGGTATATCTACGATATCCTTAACATACTCTTTAAGATTAGTAGCGTTAATATCTATTAACTTATTATAACCAATATGTTTTTCAAAGTTTTTAATTAGATTCTTAAGATCTTTTACAGGTGAATACTCTTTAAGTATTTCGTTATAATTAGTTTTCATTCGTTCTAAAGAATCTTCTAAGATTTTAGAAGTAATAACTAACTCTGCTGTGCCTGTTACTGTATCTGAATCTAAAACTTGATTTATATCTACTGTTGCTACAGAAAGAGGTGCATTAGGACATATAGTAAGTACTTCTATACTTGCTAAATAAAAATCTGCTTCTTTTTGTGTTCTAAACCAAGGGCGTTTATTGGTACCTTGGTTTACAATCCAATATCCTGTCTTATCAATAACATAATAAGCTTTAAGTTTTAACTCAACTTGCATTTTTATCTCCTTAAAATTTTTTATTCAGATAGTTGTAGAAAGTTTTAAATGTAAATCCCAAGGTATTCTATTTGGTACTAACATGGGTACTTATCATAGTTATGCAGGTGATGCTAAGTTAGAAGATAGTAAA